TCAGTTCATGTTCCTCGATGCGTAGTCGCTGCACGATGGTGCGCTTCATCGTCAGGTCGATGCGCGTCCGGGCCAACTGCACCGCCGCCTCGACCAACTTTCGGTTCGGCGTCGTGCCCGTGATTCCCTTGAGACCTTGACTGCCCTCAAGGTCGGCGGTGAACGTGACCACGGCCAAGCCCGTGCCGGAGGCCGTCAGCGACCGCTCGTACGTGCAACTCACGTCGCCCACGAGGACGCCATCCGGCAAGTCGTGGGTGTGCCGCTTGTCGATGAACGAATAGGTCATCGCCGTTCCCTGCTCGTCAACCGCGAACTCTTGCGATTCGCGCCTCCAACCCTCACCCGGAAGGACAGGGATGATCGCGTTCCTGAACAGGTCTGCCCACGCCTGCTTGCCGTCCCATGATGCGTTCGTTGCAAGCGTCAGGGCGCTGCCCGTCGTTGCTCTGGTGATGTGCAGTTTTCCGTTGACCGTCCGAGTCAACTTCCCGGCCGCGTCAATCGCCATCGACTGCCGCCATTGATGCGATGTGACGGTGTTCGCGTCGTTGAACACCCGATGATGCTCGATCTCGAATCGCAGGAGAACCGTGTTCGTTCCGACGATCTCCGTCGCCTCGATGTAGGCAGTCGGCCACCCACGTGAGTCGTTGGTTCCCGCGCCACCCGTCGCGCTGACGAGCGTCTGTCCGCCTGCCACGAGTTGAATCGAGTTGCAGCGCCCGGAGCCGTCACGGAGCGCAAGACGGAACCCGAGGTAATTCGGCTGTCCCGCGTCCACGATTGCCGTGCCACGAACCACCACCTTCTGCGAATGCACCGTCAGATTGTCCTCCGCATACTGCGGTTCGCAGTTGAATGCGTCCACGAACACGTTGCTGAACGTGGCGGTCGAGGCGGTGGTTGCGGCGACGATGGTGAGCGTTGCGGCCATTCAGAACTCCCGTCCGGTCAGGCTCTTGATGTCGGCTTGGAACCATTCATTTGCCACGCCAAAAGTGTCCTTGCGGGTATTGCGTGCAATTTCCGCCATGTACGACTCGGTGAGTTTCTTTGCCGCCTCGTCGCCGCCGATCATGCGGGTGATTGCCACGTTCAACTGCTCCCACACTCCCATGCCTGTTGTCCGCTGGATCGTTTCCGACAACTCAAGCGCACGAATCCCAGCGCCCATTCCAATACCACCGGGCAGCGCCTTCTCAATAATTCCTTCCTCAAGCAGACGTCTTCCAAAGTAATAGGCAGCGGCGCGGAGTTGGTTGAAAGTCCTCGCCAGCACGCTGGTTGTCTTTGCAAGTTCGGCGTTGAATCTTGCCTGCTCGACCATCATCAAGGTCTCGGCGCGGATCGCAGACGCATACAGTTCCGAGTTCATCTGCACTTCCTCGATGACGGCGGCGATCTGCGCGATCTGCTGCTCGGCCATCGCGGAGGCGGTCTGTGCGCTGTAGCGCCACGTCGCCTCGATGCGCTCGGAAGCGTGCTGTGACGCCATCTCAAAGCCCTTCATGGCAAGCGCAACTGTTCCGGCAATGGCTCCAACCCCAAGCAGCGCCACGCCTACCAGTTGCCCAGCCGTGCCAAGCCCGTTGAGCATCGTCCGGGTAGCCGCGCCTTCGCGCAGGAGCCCGGTTGCGGAACCGAAACTCGGCCTGCGCAGGAAGGACAGCAGTTCCGAACTGACCTCCTGCCCCTGAATGATGTTCTTGAATGGGTCGAACTTGCCGAAGATTTCCTCTCCCGTGCGAGGCTTCACGGCTTCCATCAACTCGCGGATGGTCTTTTCCTGCGCCTCCTGCGCCTCTTTGATGCTCTCGGCAACTTCTTTTTCAGGCGTGGGTCGCGCCATCCCGCTTGGCCCACCGCCGACGCTGCCGCTTGCGCCGCGACCACCCACGGCTTCCCGGATCGTGATGTTGATGTTTCCCAGATCCTCCACGGCTTACTTCACCGTCCATTCCATCTCGTAGGCGTACTCGTACGTGTCAGTCAGCGTCAGCCAGCCCTCAAGTTCCGCGACCGCCGCGACCCGACCGCCGTTGCGGAAGGTCAGCGCCACAGTCATCAGTCCAAAGTCCCGCTGAACGAGGTATTCCCGCAACGCATCGCAGAACCGCTGCACGCCATCGTCTCCGGCGATCCGGTAGGTGCCGCGCATCAGCGGGTCTTGCATCCCGCGCCACCACGCCACCACGTCCACCGAGGAGCGCACGAGGCCCACGCCGCTGTTCGGGTGCGCCGCCGTGTCCGGGCCGGGGATCAACTGCACCGCGTATCCGGTGGACACCTCGTCAATGGGCGCTTCCGCCACGTAGACGTTCCCGCCCCAGCCCTCGTTCGACATCCACGCGGAGATGTCATCCCGCATGGCGATCAGGATTGCGCCCGTGTTAGCCATGCTTCGCTTGCCTCATGGCGTCGATCTCGACGCGCTGCGCCAGCCGTGCGTTTCCCGTGGTCGCGTACAGCGCCCCTGCCAGCGCCTTTGCGTCACCGAACGCGATGTTGATGGCCTTCGCCTGCACGAGCGCCTGCGCCGCCTCGATTCGCGGGATGTTCGCCATCAGGCCCAAGGCAACCTCCTCGTCAAACTCGCTCGGCAGCCGCCCATAGACCGCCGCGAAGCGGGCGACTGCCTTCAGGCGTTTCCCGCCGCGTCCACCCGCCTTGCGGCCCGAGCGTATGCGGCGAACAGTTGGGCGTCGGTCGAAGCCTTCGCCACGTCCATCGTCCGGCACGACTCCCGCATGGCGCGGGCGATCTCGGGCAGTCCCGGCTGTCCCTGCGGAGGCGAGATGGCCTGCAGGGTCGCCGTCACCTCGTTGAACTGGAACACCAGACGCCCCGCCGGAACGGTCACGGCGAACAGCATCGGATCATCGTCTTCGGTCAGTTCGATGGGCATGGTCAGATCGTCGCGTAGGTGCAGAGGACGTTCGTGGACGGATCAGGGATGCAGCGGAAGTTCAGCGTCAGCACGCGCTCCCGGTTGCCCCATTGCGAGTCGCCCACGCTGTCCGAGCGCAGGAAGGCGTGCGAGAAGGTGTATCCGGGCTGGCCCGCCGCCACGCTGCGGATCTGCAGGCCGAAGAACCCACCGCCGGACACAAGCCGCCGCCCGACCGTCGTGTTGAACGCCGCGCCGCGCTGGTCGGCAAGCAGGTTGCCGAGGATCGTCGCGTCCCACTTCACGAGGGCGACGGTCACCGCCGCCTCCGTGTTCTGCAGGACGATCTCCTCCGGGACGGCACCGCTCGTCACGGTCTTCACGTCATGCTGGTGGTCGGTGAACTGGATCGAAGGCAGGTTGTCGTTGTCCGACAGCCCGAGTTCGGTGAGGCCGGAACCCGTGTTGACGTAGATCGTCGTGGGGCCGGGAACGAAGATTGCCGTTGCCATAGGTCAGAGTCCCTTCAGTACGGATCGTAAGCCCAAGTAAAGCGACCGTCCAACCATTCTCATGTCTTCCCGCGTCGGCAGGAGGAACGGGCGGGCGGGGACGGTCACGCCCTTCTTCGCCATGAAGTAATCCCTGCCGCGCCTCATGTTCTCGTCGGCCGGGTTCCTGCCCGTGGCGTGCCGCGCACCCTTCTTTGTCAGGGGAATGAAATTCGGCCCCTTGGTCTTGAACCCACGATCCTGAAACAGCGCATGGATCGGCCCCTTCAGGGTGACGTTCATCCCGTCTTGCTTGGCTTCGCTCGTGGCGTTTAGCGCCCGGTACATGGCCCCGGTGTTGCGGAGGGGCTGGCCCCCGTTGCGGTAGGAAGGCACTTCCACAAGATATTCCGTGCGCTTCTTGCGCTTGCCGCGCTGGCGCGTGAACACCACCTCCTGCCCCAACTTGGCCTTCCGCTTCCATTCCCGGCCAAACAGGGGTTTCAGGGGCAGAAACGGCTGGCGGCCACCCGTCTTTCCGCGCCCGTACCCCTCGTCAATATGCTCCTTCATCACGTACACGAACGTCTGCGCGATCCCGGCCTGCACCGAGTCATCGGCCAGAGCCTTGCGCACAAGGTCGGCCCAGCGGCTCACGGGTACGTCGATCCCCGGCGCGGCGGGAAGAACCCCGAATTGCTCACGTCGTTGTACCAGTTGAGGTTCGCGCTCGGCACCGCCTTTGCCACGGGCGTCCCGGCGTCCACGTTCCCGGTCACCGTGCCGAACAGCACCTTGCCGTCCCGCAGCGCCTCAAGGAACGCATACGTCTGCTTGATCCGCTGTTCGATTGCAGGGGTGATCTTCGCCGCCCGCCGCTGGAACAGGTATTCCGTCGCCAAGTCCACGCACATCGTCACCAGAAGGGGGTCGTTGGCCGCGTCCAGCGCCGCCAGTTCCGCCTCCGTGTAGATGCCGCCCACACGGCAGTACGACCGGATCACGGCCGTGGCGCGGTCGAGCGCTGCCGTGACCATCGGGTTCGGCCCCGGCATGGGGGTGCCTGCATCCCCGCACAACTGCGCAATGACCGTCTGGTCTAGCGCGGCTTCCATGTCCGCATAGTTTGCGTAGGCCATGAAGCCCTCCTAGCAGACGGGGGGGACAGGGCCGAAGCCCTGCCCCCCCTCCTGCTTTGCGTCACCCAACCTTACGACACGTCACCGATGGCGTAGCCGCCGACCGGGGCCACGACAGCGGACACGCTGTTGTCGATGACCCGGCCCTCAAGGCGACGGTTCATCGGGTCGTTGAACTGCTCGACCGTCATGTCCTCGTAGGCGAAGATCTGCAGGGTGCTGAACGAGGACGAACCCTCGACACCCACCAGACCACCCGGACGCGACACGAAGTACGCGCCGTTGCCGTAGACGTAGGAGGACGTGAGCGAGGCCGCGCCCTTCTTGCTCGTGACCTTCACCGAGTCATCGACCACCACGTCGCCAAGGCCGAACAGGGTGGGCGGGATGCCCCAGCGCGAGAACGTGTCCGAGCCCTGATAGAACGACAGGGCGGCCGGGTAGTTCTTCACGTACTCCTTGGTCTCGGGAGCCTGCGACACGATCTGCGCAATCGCGGGGCTGATGACCATGATGAGTTGGTTCGGAGCCACAGCGCCACCGCTGGACAGGCTGACCAACTGCATGACCTTCTGGATGGTCTTCTGGATGTACGCATTCGCCACGCTGCTGTTCGTCCACGAGCCCTGCGAGATGGGCGACGCGGCGGGGTTCGCGGCGTAGTTGCCAGCCCAGTTGCCCGAGGTGGACAGGACGCTGGCGGCACGCATGGTGCGGGCCGTCATCGCCAACTGCGCCTTGCTGCGGGCGTGCTGTGCCACCACGTCCCACGCCGCCTGATTCGCGGACTCCTGCGGGATGTAGAACGGGTAGGCGAAGCGCTCGGTCGAGTACGACACGAACTCAAAGGCGTTCTGCTTGCCCGTCGGGCGGTCGTTGCCCAGCGGCCATGCGAACTCCTTGGTGTCCGTGATGCGCACGTTGTCCGGCACGTCCTGACGGAGGTAGTACCCCGTCATCTTGGAAGTGGGGACGATCTGCGCGTAGCGCGTGATGGCGAACGAATTGACCGTGCGGGTGAACTCCACCTGCAGGGCTCCGGTCGCAAGATCATTGGTGGACGGGACGTACGTCGAGAGTCCACCACCGACAACAGTGTAAGCCATTTTTCAGTCCTCCTTGTGGGTGATGGCTCTATCAGGGAACGATGCGCGTGCCGAGGCGGAACGCACGGATGATCTCGCCGGAGGCACCACCCTCAAGCGCGATGTAGTAGCACACGTTGTTCTGGGCACCAGCCACGGCCTTGCCGTCGGCATCCGAAGTCAGCAGGTTTCCGGCAGTGATGTTGCCGCCCGCCTCGATCTGGATGGTGTTGCTTGACTGCAGGCTAATCTCTTCGCCGCTGATCGCGTTGTACACGCTGTCAAAGCGCCGGACGCTTCCGTCGGTCGCGCCGAGGATGTTGTCCGAGGCCGCGTTGGCCTGCGAACCGCTCCAAGCGCCCGACAGTTCAACGAAGCGGAACGGGTAGATGTTGCCCGACGAAGTGAGGTTGGGAACGAATCCGAAGTCTGCCATTGGAGTGTCCTTTCCTGATTACCGCTTGATGCGGCTGTTGATTGCCTTCTTGAACTCCTCCGGCTTGCCCGCGAACTCGCGGACGAGCGAGGAGATTTCCTTCGCGTCGATCTCGGTGCCGCCGCCCGTGGTGGAACGGCTCATGTCGATCCGCACGCCCATCGGGTCGCGCTGGAACAGTTCGCGCCAGCCCTCGATGGTCGAGGCCGGGTCGCGGCTGGCCTCCAGTTCCGCCAGCAGGCGCGGACGCATGTTTGCCGGGATGCGGTAGCCCTCATGCTCCATCAGGTCGATCTCGCGCCCGAACTTCTCGCGGCGCATCTCGGCCTTGATGGACTCCAGTTCGCGGCGCAGGGTGACGTTCTCACGCCGGATGGCGAACACGTCGGCCTTGCCGGGGCGTCCGGCGGGGAACATCATGTCCTCCGCGCCTTCCTCCTCCTCCTCCTCGCCACCGTGGGAGTCGATGTCGATGTGGACGCCATCGCCCTCGCCCGCCTCCTCAGCGAACTGCTCGGTGAGCATTTCGTCGGCGGCCATCTCCTCCTTCTTCTCGTCGGCCTCGCCCTCGCCAAAGTGCTTCTTCATCATGGACTTCATCTCGTCCATGCCGCACTTCAGTTCAGCGATCTCCTTCTCGTAGTTCATCGCCATGTTGGTTTCCTTCGCTTCGGGAACGAACGTCGAAAGCCCGCCACCGACCGTTCCCATGTCGAAGCGGAGTGAGCGTGCAAAGCGCACGGGTTCGCCCGTACGCCCGAAATGCGTGTCAGGCAGCGGCCTGCGCGGAGTCTCCCGCCCAAGCAGCGCCACCTCCGACAGGTGATTCTGGTCGGCCCAGATCTCCGCGCTGCGGCGCGGGAAGGCGTTGGTCGCCAGCAGGCGGTCGAACACGGGTCGCTCGACCTCGCAGTCCCCGACGATGAACCCCACGCCGTCTCGCTCCTCGTACCGCAGGCTCGTGAAGCGCCCGACGCTCGACTTGGGTTCGTTGCCGTCCTTCTCGTGCATGACCACGAGGCGCGGCATCGAGCCCTTCGCCATGTAGCGCCGGGTCGATTCCACGATGTCGCGCACGCGCTCGTTGTCGAACTTCTTGAGTTCCGGGTCGGTATCCCCGTCTACGGCGGGGTCGTACGCGCAGAACACCTCAAGGCCGTGGATAACCACGTTCTTGCCGTTGTCGGTCACTCGGTGCGATGGCGTCATCGAAAGTGAGCGTAAGTGGTGCGCAATGGGTTGTCCATCTATTTCGATGGATCACCCTGCCATGTCGGGGGCTGTCCATTCCTGCGCGTGTTCATCCCATACGTACAGGCCATTGGTCGGCATCGGAACCGGGGGCATCCATTGGCACGTCGCCTCGTCCAGCGTCCACGACGGGAACGGCTGAGGAGGTACGAAGGCGTCACGGGCAGGGTCATACGTGAACCCGATGCCCGCGAAGTTCTTGCGGATTCGCCCGTTGTAGGAGGTCTGAACCCAAGTCCCGCCGAAGGTGTCGTGGCACCACTCCGCACCCTGCGCCTCAAGGGTGTCGGACACGACGATCACCCGAAGCACGATGTTGTTGGAGTCGATTTCTGCGAAGTGTGCCATAGGTCAGGCCGTGTAAGAGCCGCTCGCGTTGTAGGTCAGGATGGTGTCGCTTCCGCTGGTCGTGACGGTCGGCGAGCCGGTGGTCGTGCCGCTGTAGTTGGCCGTCGGCATTCGCAGGATGACCACGCCGGAACCGCCTGCGGCACCAGTTTGCGTTCCTGAGGTTGTTCCGCCGCCGCCTCCATTTCCACGATTGGCGCGACCAGCGGTCGCTGCGCCGCTGCCTGTTCCAAAATTCTTTGCTCCCTTTCCGCTTCCGTCGGAGGTGTCGCCGTCGCCCGGAGTCTGCTGATACGTTGCGCCGCCGCCGCCGATGGCGTAAACCACGGCGCTTCCCGAAATGCTGTTGCTAGTGCCCGCGCCGCCGTGACCCGCCTGCGTCGAGGTTCCGGTGCCGCCCGTGCCGCCCGATCCACCACCGCCGCCGCCTTGAAGGTTCGCGTCTGCGTTCGTACCGTTGAATGAGTCGCCGCCTGCGTTGCCTTGTCCAGAGGTTCCGGCTCCTCCGGTGCCTGCGGTGTTCGTCGTGAAAGGTTTGCCGCCACCGCCGCCGGAACCGCCGCTTACGCCGTCGTTGTTGCTGGCACCCGCCTGCCCCGAGTTGCCGCCGCGACCGCCACCCGTGCTGGTGATCGTGCTGAATACGGAGTTGCTGCCCGATGTGCTGACGGCACCGCCTGCCCCGACCGTGATCGTGTAGGACGTTCCGGTCGTGAGCGTGAATCCGGTTGCCGTTCGGTATCCGCCCGCCCCGCCACCACCAGCGCCGTACCCTGAGTTTCCTTGGTGACCACCGCCACCACCCGCCACGACGAGGTACTCGACGTTGTAGGTGCTGGTCGGCGTGGCGCTTGCCGTGTTGCTGTAGGCGCTCAGCGTCGCGGGGTTCGTCGCCGCCACGCGGTACTCGTAACTCTGACCCGGCGTAAGCCCCGTGTCGCTGTAGGTGGTCGCCGTCGCGCTGACCGTCGCCAGCAGCGAATACGAGCCGCTGCCCGAAGGCGTGCGGCGCTCGATGATCTGGCCCGTGTTCCCGGTCGAAACGTCCACCCAAGTCAGGTCGATCTGCGTGCCGCCGACAGCCGTCGCCGTCAGCGTGGTCGGGGTCGCGGGCACCGTCCAAGTGTCCGCGATGTTCGATGGCGGCTGGTCAGCGCCGCCGAGGATCGGGACGAT